CAACCCAACGCCCGGCAAGTGGTACTTGCGGCATGTGGCGTTCCTGGGCGCTCAGCCCCCGGCCATTGCTGGCCTCAAAGACATCCAGTTTTCTGAAGACGACGCAGGCGGCGCCGTCTCGTTTTCCGAACCCGTATCCGCCCCGTCAACCCCCCAGGAGTCTCTATCCATGACTGAAGCAGAAATCAAGGCGATGCAAGAGCAGCTTGCTGCAGAAAAGAAAGCCCGTGAAGTGGCTGAAGCGAAGGCCGTTGCCGAAGCAAACCGTGCCACGGCAGCCGAAGCCGCAACAGCATCTTTTGCCGAAAAGGCCCGCGCAGACCGCAAGGCCGGTTTCGTGTCCTTCGCTGAAACCCAGGTGGAAGCTGGCCGCGTGCTGCCCAAGGACAAGGCCATGGTCGTGGCCACGCTGGAAGTGCTGGCAGATGCCCAGCCTGTGGAGTTTGCCGAGGGCGACACCACCCGCAAGGTCAGCCCGGCCCAGTGGCTGCAAGACCTGATCGCCAAAGCAGAGCCCGCTGTGAACTTCGGTGAGTTCGCGGGCGGCCGTATCGCCAGCCAATCCCAGCCAGGCGCGGCCAAGGGCAAGAGCGACGCCGAGATCGACAAGGCCGCCCAGGACTACATGCGCCAACACAAGGTGAATTACTCCGAGGCACTGACCGCCGTCACTGCGTCGTTCACGAGCTGATCGCGCCTCGGTAGCACCACGGCACCCAACCCACCGCTTCTACACCTCACCAGGAACAGGCCACCATGACCATGACCCTTGCCGAGATCCGGCTCAAGCAAAACCCCATCCTGACCAACCTGCTGCTGGGCATGGGTCAGGGCAACTACGTCGCCGAGCAGCTATTCCCCCGACTGCCCCAGGCACTGTCCAGCGTGCAACTTGCGCAACTGGGTGATGAGCGCCTGCGCCGATACAACCTGCGCCGCGCGCCAGGCGGGCCAACGAAGCGCGTCAACATCAAGTTCGAGGGCAAGACCTACTCCGTAGAGCAATACGCGGTGGATGTGCCCATGCCGCGCGAGCTGCTGCGTGAGGCTGATGAAAGCCGCAAGCTGAACGTGGGCAACTACCTGGACGTGAGCCGCATCGCCATGACCACGGCCAGCGACATCCTTGCGTTGGACTACGAGATCGACGTGGCCACCCTGGCGACCACGGCGGGTACCTATGCAGCGGGCCATGTTTTGGCACTGGCGGGCGCCACTAAGTGGAGCGCGGCAACGGGCACGCCCGTTACAGACATCCGCGCGGCCAGCGACGTGATCCGCAAGAAGATCGGTCAGCGCCCAAACAAGCTGACTCTGTCGGCCGACGCAGAGAGTGCGTTGGTAACCAACCCAGAAGTGCGCTCTTACCTGCCGTCTACGCAGATGGGCCCTGCTACCCATGAGCAGCTCAAGGCCATCCTCAAAGTGGATGAGATCGTGGTGGGCGATGCGGTGTGGATCGACGAAACCGACACCGGCCGCGACGTGTGGGGCAACAACGCCGTCCTGGCCTACGTGCCCAAGATCGGCGGCAACGGCAGTGCAGACATCAGCCTGGCGCAGCCAGCCTTCGGCTTCACCAACGTGATCGAAGGCCACCCATTCGCGGAGACGCCGTACTACGACCCCGGCAGCAAGAGCTGGATCTACGGCGCCACCTACGAGCGCAAGCCCAACGTGGCCTACAACACCGCCGCGTTCCTGTTCACCAACCCGAAATAAACCGCCGCAGGGGCTGTAATTCAGCCCCACTTTTAGCAAGCGAGAACCCCCCGAGGCCGCAGTGCCTCGGGGCAGTCAAAGAACAAGGAATTTCCCAATGAGCAAACTGATTGCCTTGGTCGCCACTGCCGTCGTCGTCAACGGCGCGCGCACGATCATTCAGCCGGGCGAAGAGCTCCCCGAACTGAGCAAACACGACGAACGCGAGCTGCTGCAATCGGGGGCTGCAGAGAACCCCGCCGACACGGCCGCACTTGCCAAGGCAGACGCCCGCGCCACCGCAGAGACGCAGGCGGAGTTCCAGGCCGCGCGAGAGCGTGCATTGCAAGAGCGCGCATCCACCAATGTGGGCGACGGCAGCGACGTGGGGGCCGTATCGGCCAGCGCGGCACCGTCTGCCACGGTGGCCGATACCACCACGGCATCACCTGCTCCGGCGCCTGCTGCGACGGTGGCCGAGACCACCACAGCCTCACCCGCCCCGGCACCTGCCCCGGCACCCGCCCCGGTGGCCAAGCCGCCCGCAGCACCTGCGAAGGCCGCCGCAAAGACCGCCGCGCGCAAGTAAGCGCAGGGCACCGCACCCCTTAACTTCAGGAGCCAAACACAATGGCATCGCAAAACAACACTGGCCGCCAGTTTGACAAGCAGCACTCAGTGACCATCGTGGCCACGGCCGTGCTGGCTGCCCATCGCTTCGCTGCCTATGACGGCGGCTATCCCACCATCGCGGGTGGCGCCAAGGACTGCCAGGGCGTTACCGAGAACGCCGCCGAAATCGGCGAGGCCGTCAGCCTGACCACGGGCTACAGCGCACTGGTCGAGGCAGAGGCCGCCATTGCCTTCGGCGCCCTGGTGAAGGTGGGCACGGATGGCAAAGCCATCACGGGAACCGCTGCAGACCATTGCGGCCGAGCCTTGGGCGCAGCCGCCCAGGCCGGGCAGCTGTTCGAAGTGCAGCTCTACAAGCACGTTCACGCCTGATTGCCACGGGCGCAGCCTTCAATGATCTACGCCACTGTGCAGGACATGGTCAACCGCTTCGGCGAGCAGGAACTCATCCAGCTCACCGACCCGGAGCTGCAGGCCGTGAACGCAACCAAGGCCGAGCGCGCTCTGGAGGATGCCCAGGCATTTGCCGACAGCTTTGTGGCCCGCGTGTACCGCCTGCCGCTGACCGGTTGCAGTAAGCCCGCCCCCGTGCCCAGCAACCCTGGCGCCGTGGAGCTGGTGGCGCCACCCCAAATCACCCGCGTGGTGTGTGATGTGGCGCGCTACTACTTGTACAGCGACCTGGCGCCGGAGCACGAGGTTTACCTGCGCTACAAGGCCGCCGAGCGCGAGCTGCTGCAAATCTCCGAGGGCAAGGCGGTTCTGTCTTGCCCTTGGGGCGGAACCCCCGGCACCTTGGTGGCGGGCGATGCGCCCGGCGATGCCGAGGTGCACTACGGCTTCAGCCCCCGCCAGATCACCGACGACACGCTGCGGGGCTTCGCATGAGCACCAGCGGCCAAACCGTTGAACAGGGCAACAACTTCATGGCGCTGGAGCCGCGCCTGGTGGAGCTGGTGCGCAGCGCCGTCCAGGGCATGAGCCCGGCCGTGCATGTGCTGACTGCGGCAGACCTCGCTGGTGTTGCAGAAAGCGCCCAGCACACGCCAGCGGTGCACATCGTTTACGGCGGCTATCGGGTTGCCCAGGACTTGGGTCTCACGGTGCGCCTGGAGCACACCTGGCTGGCTGTAGCGGCCGTGCGCAACGTGGCGAAGGCCCGCAGCGGTGCCGCCGCCCGCCAGGACGCTGGCCTGCTGCTCGCCCGAGTTACCGGTGCGCTGGTAGGCGCGCAGGTGCAGGGCGCAACGAAGCCCCTCGCATTGGTAACCCCGCCAGGGGCCAAGTACTCCGCAGGGTTTCAGTACATCCCCTCGGCCTTCTTGGCCGAGACCGTTTTCCACAAGAGTCAACCGCAATAGGAGCCACCATGGCAGCAGTCGAAATCACCAAGCGCACCTACGCCCCTAGCGGGCTTGTCGGCAAGTTCTACATGGCGCCGTCCTCTGCGCCCGGCTTGCTCGAACCCATTGGCAACGTGCTGGAAGCCAGCACCGAGCAGACCGAAGAAGTGGAAAAGCAGCCAGACATGACGGCTCTCGGCGGCGGCACCCACGCCGAGATCCGCCGCGTGACGGGCGTGAAGTTCAAGGCCAAGCTGGCTGATCTGAATATCGTGAATTACGCCCGCGCGCTGCTGGGCACGGTGAGCCCAGAGGATGCGGGCACAGTGACAGATGTGCCAGGCGTTGTGCGCCGTGGCGCGCTGATCCCACTGCCACACATCAACATCACCAACCTGGTGGTCAAGAAGGGTACGGACGTTATCGCGGCTGTGGGCAACTTCGACTTGCTGCCCGAGGGCATCTGGGTGCGGGCTGACGCCGTGGGCTTGGCTGATGCTGACGCCATCACCTATAGCTACAGCTACGCCGACCAGGTTGTGATCGAAGCCTTGACCGCGAAAGCCCCCGAGCTGCGGATTCGTTTTGCGGGCCTGAACGAAGCCGATAGCGGCCGTCCCGTGGTGATGGACATGTGGCGCGTGAGCCAGGGTGTGACCAAGCAGCTCTCCATCGTTCAGAAGGGCTTTGGTGCGCTGGACATCGAGGGCGAGCTGCTGCAGGACCCCTCCAAAGTGGGCATCGGTATCAGCCGGTACATGCGCACGATCCACGTCTAAGCCTTCCCCCCAGTACAGGGCCGCCAGCCGCTTGGGCGGTGCGCGGCCCTTTCTACGTCCACCCCCCACACAGCATGGCCAACGAGAACAAGATTGACTACACAGTCCGCGTCAATGGCGAGGGGCTGGAGAAGTTCAACAAGACGCTCGGCACCACCGAGGATGCCACCAAGGATCTCGGCACAGCGGCTACCACGGCCGGTGCGAGCGTGGACAAGCTCAACGCCTCGGCCGACAAAGCCGGGAGCGAACTCGCCGAGCTGGCCAAGTCTGTTGAGGACAAAACCCAGGCGATCAAGGCAGCGCTGCAGGTCGAGCAATCGGAGATCGAACTCCAGCGCCAACACCTTGCGGCCAGCCAGGCTGAGCAACAAGCCATTCTGCAGACCGCCACCGCACGCGGCGACGATGCAGCAGCCACGCAGGCGCAAAACAGCCTGCGGCAGATCGAATCTGACCAGCTCACATTGGTTGCTCGTGCGAAACGCGCTGAAGCTGAGGCCGTTCAGCAAACCACCGATGCACGACGCGAGCAGTTGGCGGCGGTAGGCCCGCTCACAGCCGCCCAGGCCGGGGCGACGACAGCCGCAGAGAACCACGCAAAGGCGTTGCGCGTGCAGGCCGATGCAGCTGACCAGGCATCCCAGCGCGCCCGCGATCTGGGCCAAAGCTCCGGCCAGGTAGGCCGGGAGCTGGCTGCGCTCAAGGGCGCTGTGGACGCAAAGACCGCAGCAATCAAGAACGGCCTGCAGGTCGAGCAAAGCGAGATCGAGCTGCAGCGCCAGCACCTGGCGGCCAGCCAGGCAGAACAGCAGGCCCGGCTTCGCGCTGCCCAAGTCAAAGGCGATGAAGCGGCAGCAACCCGTGCCAGCAATGCCCTCGCTCAGATTGAATCCGACCAGCTCGGCCTGGTGGCCCGCGGTAAGCGCGCAGAGGCCACGGCTACCGAGCAGGCCACTGCCGCCCGCCGTGAGGAACTGGCCGCCATTGGTCCGCTGAGCGCCGCCCATGCTCAGGAGCTGCAGGCCGCCGAAAACTACACCCGCGCCCTGCGTGTGGAGGCCGCTGCCGCCGACCAGGCCGCGCAGCGCGCCAGGGAACTGGGTACCGCCCACCGCAGTAGCGCGGGCGCTACAGACCAGCTCGGCGCGCGCGTCACGAACCTGACCGGCCTGCTGGGGCAGATGGCTGGCGCATTGGGCGTCGCCTTTTCTTTCCGTGAGCTGGTCACCGCAGCCGCCCAGATGGAGCAGTTGCGCAGCGGATTGACCGCTGTCACTGGCGACGCCTCCAAGGCGGGCAAGGAGCTGGAGTACGTCCGCACAGTAGCCTCGCGCATTGGTGCTGACGTCAACGAGGTGGGGCGTGCGTTCCTGAGCCTTTCGGCGGCTACGAAGGGCACCGCCGTAGAAGGCGAGCCAACCCGCCAGGTGTTCGAAGCCGTGGCCACGGCCATGGGCAAGGCTGGCAAGAGCAGCGCTGAAACCTCTCTCGCCCTGCAGGCGGTCGCGCAGATCGCCAGCAAGGGCGCGGTGCAAATGGAAGAGCTGCGCGGCCAGCTCGGTGAGGCATTGCCTGGCGCGCTCAACGCGGTTGCCAAGGGCCTGGGCATCACCACAGCGGAACTCATCAAGCTGGTCGAAGAGGGAAAGATCGCCTCCAGCGACTTGTTCCCAGCCCTGACCAAGGGCCTGAATGAACTTTACGGTGCTGCCGATGGCGCCCAGACGCTGAGCCAGGAGCTCACCAATGTCAAGAACGCCGTCACCGATATGGCGGCGAATATTGGGGATGCGGGCGGATTGTCTGCCCTCAAGGTGGCAGCTGAGATTGCGCAAGGCGCCATCGTGGGCCTGGATGCGGGCTTGGTGGCGGCAGGCAAGAGCATTGGTGTTGTCCTCGCGGCCCTCGCAAATTGGGATTTCTCGGGCCTGAAACAGGCTTTCGCGGACATCGAGAAGGAAGCAAAAGACAAGGTGCTGAAGGCGGCCCAGCACAACGAAACCCTGCGCAACTCGCTGAAGAACAGCGGAGACCAGGCGGTGATCACCGCCCTGGCGCAGCAAGAGCTGGCCACCAAGACCGGTGCGGTCAGTGCCGCCGCCCTGGCAGGTGCGAGCGACTTTGTGAAGCTGCAGAACGGCTATCGCATCGTCCGCGAGTCCATCGTGGAACAGATCGCTGCCCAGGAAAAGAGCGTGATCGCGCGGGATGCCGAAGGCAAAGCCGCCGTGGCGCTGGCCGCCGCCTTTGGCACCGAGGCCGAGCAGCGCCAGGCCCAGGCAGCAGCAGCTGCTGCCAGTGCGGCCGAGCAGGAGCGGCTCGCAGCTCTCAAGCTGCAAGAGCTGGCCACCATGCAGGCCGAGCTGAAGGCGCTCCAGGATGAAGTCGCGCAGCGCGGGCTGGCGGACGAAGCCAAGTCCAAGCAAATGGCCGAGCTGGAAAAGGCGATCGCACTGCGCCAGCAGGAAACCGATAAGGCCGTGGCCCAGGCGGGCGCCAGCCGTCTGATGGCCGAGCAATCCCGTGCCGAAGCCGAGGCGGTGCGGGACAACAGCGGCCGGGTGGATGAGCTGCGGGAGGCCTATGAAAAAGCGCGGGCCAAACTGGAAGAACTGCGCGCGGCCAAGGAGGCGGGGCTGGCAACAACCCGCGAGTTCAAGGACGCAGAACTTGAGGCTGGCCGCGCAGCCCTGCTGTACCGCGATGCACTGTCCGACCAGGTCAAGGCGATTGAGGCCAAGGCCAATGCCCAGCGCGGCAGCATCGACCTGGAAGCGTCGGCCGTACAACTTGCCATGGCGCAGCAGCGCGCCATCTATGAAGTCGCCCGCGCCAAGGGCGATGAAGCCGGTGCCATCCGCGCCGCCAATGAACTCCGAAAGCTGGAGATCCAACTTGCAGAACTGTCAGCCAAGGCCAAGCGTGCCGAGGCCGAGGCAGCGCTGGCCACCGTCGCCGCAAAGCGCGCCGAGCTGCAGGCCAGTGGGCAACTGACGGAGGTGAAGCGCCTTGAACTGGACGCAGCCGAGAAGGCCGCCAGGGTCAAGATCAAGGAGGCGGAGATTGCTGAAGTGACTGCCAAGGGCTTGAAAGACCTTGCAGACGTGCACCGCACCTTGGGCACTGAGGCAGGCCGTGCAGTCGGGGGCATTGAGGCGATGACGGGAGCGCTTGGGCGCCATGGCCAGGCGGCCAGCACTGCTGCTGCGGCCGTACAGGCCCTGTATGACAAGCACCGTCTCGGCTCCTTGGAGGAGTCCAACAAGGCGATCCAGGACGCTCGGGACACGCACACGGGCAACGTTGCCGTGCAGCAGGAATACATCGACGCCCAGGTGGCCCGCCTCTTCGGCGAAAACATGGTCGGTGACAAGTTGGCCGAAGAGGTCTACCAGCTAGGTGTGCGCACTGAGCAGTATTTCAAATACGGCGGTCCCACATCCAAAGAGGGCTTCGCTGAAGCGAACGCGGTCAAGAAGGCTTACGAACGGGCGAAGGCGGAACTTGAGGCCCGGATGGCTAAAGAAAGCCAGAAGGCACTGGACTCCTCGGCGGAGGACGAAACCCCGGATCGCCCCCGAACCACCGGTGGCAGATCGTCTGGCGAGAGCACGTCCGGCGGGCGGGG